TCAGCGTTTTGTCTGCATAGTTTCGAGGGTTTTCTCGAAGGCTTTCTCGGTGTCACGCTGGATTTTTTCCGTGTTGTGGGTGTAGATTTCATCTGTCATCTCGACGCGCTTGTGGCCGAGGCGTCCGGCTACACCTTTAAGGGATGCGCCAGCCTCGATGAGCATGGTGGCGTGGGTATGACGGAAGGAATGGGCGTTGAGGTCGTACTTCTTGAGAGTCTGCATGAGCGTGGCACGGCTGAGGGGCTTTCCTGTGCGGCCGGTGCAGACCATGTAGCGGCGACGGGCGTCGAGGCGGGCGGCTCGCTTGGACGGGTAGCGCAGTGTATGGTCATTCTGTTCATCGACAATACGGTAAGTATCGCCTGCTTCAAGCTCCCAGGATGATTGCATGGCTTTCCATTGCTTGAGCTCGGCGAGCAGGCTCTTATCGACGATGATGTCCCTGACGCTCGTAGATGTCTTCGGCGGGACAAGCAGATTGCCCAATCCACTGATGTAGGTATACTGCCTGCGGATGTGGATGACCCGCCTGTCAAAATCGACATCTTCCCAGCACAGGCCTAGCACCTCGCCGATGCGCGCGCCGGTGTGGTAAAGCAGCATGATGGGGATATGGCACAGCTTCCCGAGCGGTTGATCGTGCAGGAGCTGCTCGTATACGTCCGGCGAGATAATGGTCCGCTTGACGAGGTTGCGCGGTGCCGACTTCGGAATCTTGATATAGTTGACGGGATTGCTCTGGATGAGCTCAGCAGGATAGACGGCATAGTCGAGTGCCTGGTGCAGGATACGGCGCATCTGGAGCAGATAGGAGTGGGAGAGGCCGAGAGCCGCCTGCTGACGGATGAAGCCGTCAAGAAGGGCAGGCGTAAGATCCTGCAAATCCGTCATGCCGATGACAGACAGGATGTGCTGCTCGAGAATCCTGCTGTAAACGTCGTAAGTGCTTTCACGAACATTGCTGCGCACGACATTTTCCATCCACTTCTGGCAAAACGCGCGGAGCGTGATACGGTCACTCGTGATGCCGATGTTGCCGTGACGATAATCCGTATATGCAGCCACGCCGGCAGCATAGGCATCGTCCTTCAAGGCAAAGCCGCCCTTCTCGATGACGCGGCGCTTTCCTTCTGCGGTCTTGCCTGCCTCGAAGATGTAGCTGTAGGTTTTTCCGCGCTTGCGGACACGGACGGTAGCCATAGCAAAAACCTCCTTCTTGTGGTATAATAAAGCTACAAAGTTATCCAAGGCGTACCTGCCCACGCCATGCACGCATCCATCGTGTAGATGAAGAGCAGGAGCGGCCACGGCTGATGTGGTGCGATGAAAGAGAGCAGGAGTCATGAGAAGGTGCCCTGCTCTTTTTTTGTTTGCCGTTTTGGCGGCGCGACAGTATATACTCATGCCGCGCTCAACTTCTTTAGGTTCTTTGGATCATTGCGCTGCGAGAAGAGGATGTACTGCGTATCTTTGGATGCCAGCGCTTCCAGATACTTTTGGTCGACCCCTTTCTCATCGTTGATGATGGCCAGGCCAGATACCTTCTTCTTGGCGCGCTTCTGGCGTGCTTCCTTGATATCCAGCCAGTCGAACAGGAATGAGGATAGGTTTCCGCGATTCATGGTGTTGAACGAGTTGATCAGTATCTCAGACTTCCGTCCTGCAATCTGGAAGTGGAAGTTGAATTCAAGCCCTGTACTGCCCTTGGCGATGAAGCTCGGCGTGTAGATAATCTGCTGCTCGTCAAGGAAAGCCGCCACATCATCAAGGAAGATGGTCTTCACGGTGCTGTCGCTCAGCATAAACATATCGTTCACTGCAAGCATGGCCTGGATGAACATGTGCATGCTGACCGGATACTCAGAGACCGTAGTGTGCATGATCATCTCATTGTTCACGTTCTGCACGCCGTAGGACATCAGGAAACTGTCCAACAGTTCCTTGCGCTTCTTGCGGTTCAGTGATATGCCATCCGCAAGAAGGTCGTTGATAATATAGCCATCATCGGACAGCGTGATGTTGTCGCCCTCCAGCTTCGCGTACACAGTCAGGCCATCATTGTGCCGGTCCATGAAAGGCGTGGCAATCTCGGTCCACCCGTTCTGCAGGGGGCGGGCAGATGCCGCTCCACGCAGCCATTTATAGTACTCTTCAATCCATTCAAATTTCGCTGTCATTCCACAGCACCCCCTGTATGTCTACTTTCACCTCGTTACTATTTATTATACGAGAATAGGATAGGAAGTCCATAAACAAGTCTGAGATGTCCTCAGTGTTTCGAAAATCATCTGGGAGCGGGTAGGCGAACTTATCTCCATATCCCTCTCGATAGATGTGGATATGGGGCTGATACGGCTGGATGATAGTTTTCTTGTCTGGATTAGTGTGCGGCGTAGCATCTTGGGTATCAACACGCACTAGCATCACATTGCCGTTGTAAAGCAGTCGGCAGGATATCTTCCGGGCATTGATTCGCGCATGGTAGGTGGAGATCTTCATATTGTCCATGCGACGGCCCTCATGATTATAATGGACTGGATGCAGGGTTGTGCCGATCGGCGGAGGCAGCTTCACAAGCTCCGGGCTGGTCAGGTATTTCTCAATCATGCGCAGCGTATCGGCTTCTTCTTGTGACAGTTGCATAGTATCCTTCCTTTCATGGCCGCGCGGACGGCCTTTTTTGCGTGCTCAGAACTTGCTGATGCTCTGGATTACTCTGCCGATGATGCGGACGGGGAGCTTTGCTACTTCATCACGGCTATAGAAGTGCGGGGCGTAGACGGCGACGTTGTGGCCGATGAGGGTCAGGCCGTCCTCGGTCTCCTTGACTTCCTTGACGGTGGCATCCTCGCCGTCGACGAGCACGACGGCAATCTGGCCGTTCTCGACGCTCTCCTGCACGCGCACGATGATGGTGTCGCCGTCGTGGATGGTCGGCTCCATGGACGAGCCCTTGACGACGAGGCCGAAGTACTGGTCGCCGCCTCGGTGCAGGCGCTCGTCGATGTACTCATAGTCGATGATTTCCTCTTGCGCTAGGATGGGCTGGCCGGCTGCGACACGGCCGACAACGGGGATGCGGTAGGTGTAGTGGGTGATTTTCTGCGCGGGCGGCTGAGCGGGGGCGGGGTTGGTAGGAGTATTGCCGCCGAGGAGGGATTCTACTGGGACGTCTGTAGCTTTTGCAATGGCTTGCAGTGTTGCTACACTGGGGTTGTATCGGTCTTTTTCGATATCCCCTATGTACGATCGCGATAAACTGGTTTTTTGTGCAAGCTCGGTCTGAGTCATGCCGGCATCCTTCCGGGCGTTACGAATCTTCTCTCCAATACTAGCCATGGGACAGTCCTCCTTTGTTTTGTATGGTAATTCCGTCGTTATCTACATTATATAATATTCTGACGGAAAAACTATACAGAAATGACGGAAATACTATTGACACAATGACGGAAATACTGTATATTATAGGAGTAGACGGAAATACCAGTGAAAGCCTACTGAAACTAAAGAAGGAAGGTGATGTGATGGATCAAATCGCAGAGACTCTGCGTGATGCTAGAAAGAGCAAGCGTTTGACGCAGACTGAGGTTGCTAAAAGCGTTGGCGTGTCGCGTGCGTACTACGCCGATGTAGAGCGTGGGCGCTACAATCCGAGCCTGAAACTTATGTCGAGGCTCGCCAAGCTTCTCGGCATCAACCTCAATTTTTTAAAGAAAAATGACGGAAATACAAGTGAAACGTAAGGAGGAATAGCAATGAACGAACTGGTTCACATCGACAACCAGCAGGTTGTCACGGACAGTCGCAGCGTGGCAGAGCATTTCGAGAAGCTGCACAAGCATGTACTTGAAGCTATTGATAATCTGAAAGCCGAAAATTCGGCTCTCAGAAAAATGTTCTATGAAACCACCTATAAGGTTAAAGGGAACAACAAGAGTTACAAGATGTACCTGATGAACCGCGATGGTTTCAGCCTGCTCGTCATGGGATTCACCGGAGCAAAGGCCCTTGAGTGGAAGCTCAAATATATCAACGCCTTCAACGCGATGGAGAAGGCCATCAAGACGCCGCAGCTCACGCCAAACCCGCACTACCGCACGCGCATGATCGGCACGGCAGTGCGAGACATCGGCAAGACGGCAGAAGCTCTCGAGAAGGTCTTTGGTTGCCGTCACGGCATGGCGCTGGCGACGGCATCGGAGATGGTCGGCGAGGCATACGGCATCGATACCAAGGCCATCGCGCCACTCATTCCCGCCGAGGATTCGCCAAGCACGATAAAAGTTGCGAAGATTGCTGAGGCACTTGGCTTCTTCTGTAAGAGCGGCAATCCCGACAGCCAGAAGGTCAACCGCCTGCTCCAGTCCTGCGGCCTCCAGGACAAGCCGCGTGACGCGAAGGGAGCCAATCTCAAGAACACGGACTGGGTGTTGACGAAAGAGGGCAAGGCTTACGGTGAGTCAATCGCCTTCACAGACCCTAAGACCAAACACAAAGGTTACCGGATTGTCTGGAACGCCGACGTCCTGGACGTCTTGAGAAAGAGCATGAACTGAGGTGAACGAGATGGAAGCAATGGTAGATGTGAGGCTTGGCCGGAGCTTAGAGTTTGAGAAAATCGCAGAACGGCTCGGGGATGCCTTGGACTCAATTGATATAGATATGGATGCAGGCAAAGAGCTGGTAGATCTCATAGACCTGCAAATCCGCACAGCCGAGCGAGATGCCTTCAAGTTCGGCTTCGACATGGCAACCAAGCTCATGCATGACTACTACAACGACGAAGAGGAGTGAACTGAGGTGAGTGACATGATGTATAAAGACAAGCGCGGCTGGCGCTACAAGGTCATGCAGGGGATTGGCACGCCGCCAACCTTCAAGGGCCGCTACAACAAGCTGCACGGCAACACATGGAAATGCGTCAGGACGCTGCCATGGCGGGATACCAGGGAAGAAGCAGAAAAAGACCTGGCCGGATACGCGGCTAGACACAATATGCAGGTTGTTGAGGGGTGAGCGGGATGGAGACCGATATGCAGATGCTCCGGGCCTGCATGAAGTACCACAACCGGACGCAGGAAGACGTGAGCCGGGCTCTCGGCATGGTTCGCTCTACGTTCTACCTTCACATGAAGGATGGGGACTTCACCATCTCGCAGATCCACAAGATGATGGATTACATCCCTTTGACGATGGATGACGTCAACCGCATCTTTTTCGCAACAAAAAAATAGGATGCTGCGAACATCCTATTTAAGGGGTAACTGTGTAAGAACTACTTGCGGCCCTTGCGGGAAGGACGCTGAGAAAGGGCACTGGCGGCCGCCGTTTTCGCGGCCTTACTGCTACGGCCGCTGCGCAAGGTTTTCGAGGCTGCGCTTGCGGCACGAGCAGAAGTCACTTTGCTAGCATTGGACTTCGGCATGAAATCACCTTCTTTCTGTACAAGATGATTTCATTATACTATATCTTGTTTTATAAATCAAACAAAGCACTATATATAGGGGGTGTATGGCATGGAGCTTTCTGAGCTCAATGATTTTGTCGCCAAGGGGAGGATGCTCCAGCGAATCCTCAAAGAGACACCGGAAATCATCGAGTACCTGAAGCTGGCGAAGGAACCGTCGGTGCTGCCAATCCGCACGGACTGCCTCGTGCTCGTGGCGCAGGCGGCGAAAGTCCTGGCGGTCAGCCGGGGGACGATTTACCAGTATGTCAAGGATGGGCTCCTCAAGGCGTACTACACGCCGGGGAGCGAGCGCATGAAGTTCTGGCTCAGCGACCTGCAGAGGCTGGCGTCGACGGAGCCAGAGAAGAAAGGAGAATCCGCATGAAGGAACTGACATTGGTATTTGACAGCGTACTCTTCGAGTGGCCGCGACGTGAAGATACCCGTAAGAGAATCGCAGCCATGGAAAGCAAAATCAACGACTTCCTTCGTGGCGTCGAGGCGATTGGCGTAGCGTATGGCGTATATATCCACCTGGACTGGCGTTATGATCACTTCAAGGCGGGATTAAAAGTCAAGTATATTAACTGGTTTTCTCTCAAAGTTATCCATGCTGACGACGATTTACGGCCGCACGAGGCGTTCAGTGTCATTATCCACGCCAGAGACACGCTGAAGTTTAAGAAGAATAAAACGGGTGACCTTGTGAGTATCGAGCTGATTAAGGCCACGGAGGAGTGAAGGAATATGCAGTGGACGAAAATAGAGAACGGCCGGCGGCTGCGCAGGTCGCTCAATCCGAACATCAAACTGTTCATCGAGAGTATGGGCGTGGGCCTTGGCCTGTACGCGCTCCTGTGGCTGCTGGCGGCTATCTGAGGAGGTGATAAGCATGACAGTAAAGAACGAAATCCAGCTGCTGCTCACGGGCAGGCTGCTGAGCATGGAGGCATACGCCATCATCTTCGGATTAGGCGTGATCATTGGCGTGGCAATTGCCTGGGCGGTGTGGTCATGACAGATCGGAAGTACAAGCGCCCCTTACCGCTCTGCAAGCCGGGATATTTCTGCTTGGCATGTCCTTACGATGACTGCATCCGGCCGAGCTGGTCGGAAAGTAGGACGAAGGAAGAAGGGGACATGCTTGCCCGGTCTAGCATGATGGAGATCTGGCTCTCCATTACCATGCGAAACGCGTATGAGCGTAAAAAAAAGAGCCAAGCGCTGCAACACTCGGCTCACAAAAAGAATCTATAGGTGTGGTTATTATACCACAAAAGGAGGAGATTTGCATGATTCCGATTGATGTAATCATCGAAGCGTTCGAGCAGGATGGCGACTAATGCATTGGCATTTTCGACGGCGTTCCGTACTTCATCGACGTTTCCGGCTGCCCGTTTGCGCATGATATCGTTGATCATTACGACCCGCTGTCGGATTACGGTCGGTCCTGCGAGTCCGTCAGTATGGTCCAGGACAGCCGAATCCGCGCAGCGGCAGAACGTGCGATGCATAAGCGCGATACCGAGAACCGCGAATACATTGAGACGATTCGTTCAATGAAGAGAGGAGAATCAGCATGAACTTATACGAAATCGATAGAGAAATCGAATCTTGCGTTGATATGGAGACTGGCGAAACCATCGATACCGAGAGGCTTGCTTCTCTCCAGATGGAGAAGAGCAAGAAGATTGAGAACATCGGATGCTGGATTAAAAACCTGACAGCTGAGGCAGCGGCACTCAAGAACGAGAAGGATGCGCTTGCCCAGCGTGAAAAGGTCGCAAAGAACAAAGCTGATGGCTTGAAACAGTACTTGGCAGGTTACCTCGCCGGGCAGAAGTTCAAGACGGCGAAAGTCGCCATCTCGTATCGTAAGAGCGAGGCAGTCGAGATTGCCGATGAAGCGGCGGTGCCGGACGAGTACCGCATCCCGCAGCCGGACAAGATTGATAAGACAGGAATCAAGAAGGCGTTAAAGGACGGCGCTGTCATTGTGGGGGCGCAGATCGTGGAGCGTCAGAACATCCAGATTAAGTAAAGGAGAGGGCGACATGAGCGAAGCAAAGACTATCTATGCCGCCCTGCTCGCCATCCAGCAGGGAATCAAGGCACCGAAGGATAAGGACGGCTACGGCTACAAGTACCGTACGGCTGACGGCATCATGCAAGCGGCAAAACCTCTCCTTCAGGAGAATGGCGTCATCTGCATCCTGTCCGACCAAGCTATTTCAATCGGAAACCGCTATTACGTCGAATCAACGGCACGTCTCATAGACATTGCAACCGGAGATGTCATCGAGGCGAAGGGCACGGCAGTAGAGCCGGACAAGCTGGCATCAATGGCGCCGCCGCAGATCACTGGCACGGCATCAACTTACGCGCGAAAGCGTGCACTCGAAGGTCTCTTCCTTCTCGACAACGAGAAAGATGTTGACTCGCGAGAGGTGCAGGACGAGATTGCCCGCCAGACTTCGCAGAACGCCGCAGGAGCGCGTTCAACGCGAAACGCAGGTAACCATAAGGGGACGGCACATGGAGGCGGCTCAGACGAGATTCTCCGCAAGGCGATGCATGGGCTCAGCGAGGAGATGAAACGCCTCGGTGCTACGGGCGAGGAAGTATCCGCAATTTGTGGCTTGAAGTTCGGCAAGACGAGCTGCCGTGACCTCTCGACATGTGAGCTTAGCTCTCTGGTGGCAAACCTTGAGTCGTGGATTGCTGAGCAGATGGGCGGCGGGCGATGATACAAGAACATATCTTGGGCGAGATACAGGACGTGCGGGAGGACGGAACTGTAGTCATTATGGCTGGCCTTCCCGACCTCGACCGTGCTTTGCTGCGCCAATACAAGAAAGTAGAGGTCATTCTACCGGACGGGCGGCGCATATCGCCGGAACAACGGCGGAAATGTTACGCCTTGCTGGGGGAGATTGCCGAGTATGTGGACGGCGTCCGTAATGCCAATACCGTCGAAAGCCAAAAAAGCTTGTTTAAGATGGAGTTCATGCTTCATCGGATGGAAGCAGCTGAGCGGCGGATGTTCTCACTTTCCGACTGTGATATGTCAACGGCGCGCGAGTTCATTACGTACTTGGTCGACTTCATTATCGCCAACGACATCCCGACAATGACGCGGCTCATTGACAACTGTGACGACATCGCGGCATACATGTACGCTTGCACGATGCATCGCAAGTGCGCGGTATGCGGCAGGCCGGCCGATATCCATCACTGCGAGGGAAGCCGCATCGGCGCCGGCGTTGACCGTGAGAAGGCCCATCAGCTGGGCCGTGAGGTCATACCGCTCTGCCGGGTGCATCATACTGAGTGCCATAGCGACGAAGCAGGATTTATCAAAAAGTACCACTTGCAGAAGATTAAGCTGGACGAAAATCTATGTAAGCGGTTGAGATTCAAGAAATAAGCCACGGAGGCGCCCTATGAATTATGTCAAACAATTGAACGCATTTGGTGTGAGGCGGGCGGGCGTTCTGAATGCAAGAGAACAGGCCATGTATTTATGCTTGTTCCTCGTTGCGAATCAACTCAAATGGCCGGAATGGTTCGATGTGGCGAACTCCCGGATTATGCGTGAAGCCGGCATCAAGAGCAAGGTGACTATCATCAGTACAAGGCGGTCGCTAGAGGAGAAAGGATTCATCCAATCCATCGATCCAGGGCACAAAAAGAAAACAAGGTATCATCTTCCGAAACTTTATGAAGATGATGCCAAGGGTTCGAAAAACGAACCCATAGAAGCGTCCAATGGTACAAAAATTGTACCCATAAAGACTACTAAGGGTACAAAAAATGAACCCATAGAGGGCGCAAGGGTACAAAATTTGAACCCTAAGGGTACAAAAAATGAACCCATAGAGGGCCCCAAGGGTACAAAATTTGAACCCTATATAAACAATATAAACAGTAAACATATCTCTTCTACTACAGCACCACCCCAAGACGATAACTTCCGCCAGGTGGTCGAAGTCTACGAGAAGAGTATCCGGCCTGTACCGAGTCCGGCAGATCTGGAACGTCTTTCTGACTGCCTGGAGCACTACGGCAAGGAGGCCCTGTTCAAGGCCATCGACCGGGCGGACTACCGAGGCCGCCGCAGCATGGGGTACATCGAGGGAATTTTGAGAAGCTGGGAGCAGAACGGGTACGACGACCCGGAGGAGGATACAAATGGACACAGAACTGCAAAACATTCTGGACGAGGTCGGAAGAAAGCGCTCCGCTTTGATCCAGACGCAGAGCGGCGCAAATGGGAAAATGAGAAATCCGGCTGGGACTGACGAGTACAAGCAGAAACAAAAGCATATCGAGACGCTGGAGTGCGCCGGCATTCATCGCCGGTACCAGGGCGTGACTTTCGAGAGCATTGAGCGCCGGGGATTGCCGGACGATTTCAACATCCGGCGGAATTACAGGGACGTGAAGGCTTACGCTGAGGACATCAAGCAGAACGTCAAGCGCGGATATGGCCTTATCCTAGCCGGCAACTATGGCACACTCAAGACAACGATGGCCGTAGCCGTCCTACGGCACTGGCTCAGCGTTCAGCAAGGGGGAGGCATGCTGGTGCCGATGTGTTCGCTCGTCGATAATCTTTTCACCATGCGGGCACTCAACCGCGAGGAATGGGCGAAGTACGAGCGCCGGATCCGCTCGACGCCACTGCTGGTACTTGATGATCTGGGGAGTGAAGACACCGACCAGGGATGGGTACTCAGCAAGGTCGACAGCATCATCACCGAGCGATACAACAAGATGCTGCCGATCATCGTGACGACGAACCTGTCTAAGGAAGAATTGGCCGGCACCTACTCCGGCCGCATCATGGACCGGCTGCGGAATACGTCGCAGTGCTTGGTATTTACTGGATCTAGCCAGAGGAAGGTGAGAGCATGAGAAAAAAGGAGGAGGCGACGATGTGGGGCATTATCTATGATGAACGAATCATGGGTATGGATAAGGAGTTCGGAGATCATTGGGAAGTCGTAGACGTAGAGAATGAGTATGATCCTGTCGGGCGGCCAGACGATATACAGAGTGTGATCAATGTACTTCTGGAAGAAGATGTCATAGATCGAGACGATATTAATTCATTTGATTATTATTCAGATATTGATGATTTTGTCGATCTCTTAAATAACTTTGTTAACGGCGAATATGGGGTCATATCATACCAGGTAGTTTATTTCTGCTGCAAGGAAAGAATAGATAAAAATTTCTTTGGATCAAGAGACGAATGCGAGGAGTATATTGCTCGCAACAGATACAATTATCCGGGTGAAAATGTGCGGCCATTCAAAGTGATTGCGAGAGATGCATAAAAGACGTTGAACTGTCGAGATATCCTCGGCAGTTAGTTGCGGATAATAAAAAAGGAGTGAGAGCATGACATACAGTAAGGCAAAGGGTAAGGACGGGGAGCTGGAGTTTGCCCGCTTTTGCCGATCAGTTGGTTATGATGTCAGACGGACGGCACAGTACTGCGGCAAGACAGGTGACGCGGCGGACTGTGTCGGCTTGCCTGGTATCCACATCGAGGTCAAGCGTGTCGAGCATCTTCGTCTCGACGATGCACTGGATCAGGCGCGACGCGATGCCGAGGCGAAGCATGACGGCAGCCTGCCCATCGTGGCCCACCGGCGCAACAATACGCGCTGGAAGATCACGATGGACGCCGCCGACTGGTTCGAGATTTACAGAGAGTGGGAAGCAGGAAGGAGTAAGGAATCATGAATCAAGCAGTATTTAAAGGCACGGTGTTCAAGCCAGAACTTCGCGTGGCAAAAAGCGGTATGGCGGTGCTGAAATTCCGGCTGTCGTACTACCAGGGGAAGGGAAAAGATGGCAAGGCAGCGTATGGCAGCATCGACGTGACGGCATTTGACAAGCTCGCCCAGGCGTGGGATGGCAAGTTGCAGGACAGGGATAAGGTCATTGTAATCGGCCGGCTCATGATGGACAAGTGGGAGAAGGATGGCCAGAAGCATTACAAACACGGCATGATTGCGGACACCATCGGCAAGGAAATGAACCTTTTCGCAAGTTCTGCAAACTCGGCTCCGGGTGGGCAGTATATCACAGACGAGGAAGTGCCGTTCTGACGGCCTAGGATGGCCTGTAACGGCCTTTTACGACAAAATGCATATAAGAGTATAGGTGAGGAGAAAAAATGGACAGGAAAGAACTCCATGAAGCAATCAACGAAAGTTTGAAGCAAGAGTATGATCTCGGAAAGCGTATTGGCTACGAACAAGGCCGCATTGAAGGATATAAGGCGATGGTATTGCCGCATCCTTGTGATGGCCCTCTCTACGATGGCTGGACGCCTGAAGACCACATGGCGAAAATCACGGAGGAATACGGTGAAGTGTTGAAGGCTTTTGCTGTGTGGCGGAAAAGTGAAAGTCGGCACCGTGTACAGCAGACAGTCAGTTCGGAGATGGCTGTGAATGATAGTCTGAATCATTTATTTAACGAGTGTACGGATCTGCAGGTGTCTACGGTGAGCATGATGGATCGTCTCGGATGCCATGAAGCCACTCGTCAGCGCCTGATAAAGCAAGTCAACGAGAGCAACGCCAAACGCGATGATGGCCAGCGTTTCAGGAAGGAGTGATTGTCATGAACCCTTATCTGAATCATGCCGAGAAGGTCAATATGACACGCTTGATGGTTTACTCTTACGAGCTCGAAGAAACGATTGCAGAGTACCAGAAGGCGAAGAATGTGGACAAGGATTTCCTGAAGTGGCTGAGGAGCGCGTCGACGTATCTCAACAAGGCAATGGAGCGACGGTACAACCTCATGGAGTACGACCAGGCGATGGAGTTCTCGCGCAATGCTCGCACGCTTCGCCCGATGATCGTGCCGTCGGACAGGGAACGCGCCGAGCTCAAGAGGCTCAAGAACCTGCAGGATACGCTGGTCATCTCGATGGACGACTTTGAGACCTGGTACAAGTGCGTGATCCCGCAGACTTGTGGCAAGTGCCAGAAAAAGAAATATAAGGAGTGTGCCCAGCGTAAGTTCTTGATGCGATATTCTTGCGATCCGGTGAATCCTGGTGCCGTTGGCTGCTGTCAGTACAGCTATCCGGCCGCAGGCATTGAATTCAGGCCGATGGGATGGGAGGACGATGCAGAATGAAAGATGTGCACTTACCGAAGAAACATTGCAAAGGCTGCGGTAGATTCTTCACCCCGCATTGTACGCAGGAGCTCTACTGTTCCGATGCCTGCCGGACTGCATACCATCACAGGAAATACCAGAAACGGCACGGAGTCACCCTGTGGCGCGAGAAGAGCGAGGCGGAGCGTACGCGGGTATGCCCGCAATGCGGGATTAGCTTTGTGGCCAAAAATGCGATGCAACTATATTGCAGTCTGCAATGCAGGCTTGATGCCAACCGGAAGTCCGCACGCCAGCGAGAACGGCAGCAGACGCAGAATATGCGAGAGGTGCGTGAGGCCAGGAAGAAGCGGGAGAGTTTGCATGTATCACACATCGACGAAGCCGCAGCCAAGGCCAGGGAGATGGGCATGAGTTATGGCAAGTACAAGGCGATAGTACGCATTGAGGCCATGCACGCAGATTTCAGGAGGGATTGATTATGCTGAAGAATGCAGAAGGATACCAGGATCCGACGGGGGAAAAGGTTTTCGCCAGTGTACTTAAGAAGCAGCCGCTGAGCGAGCAGGATGCCAAGTCGCTGTCGCGCATTAAGCACCTGATGCACCTCCTACGCTTCGCGGCCAACGAGTTCGGCTTCGACATCGAGGAGCGCGTGATCCTGCGCGATAAGCAGACGGGGAAGGTTTGGAGATAAGGAGAATAAGATGCCAAAATACAAAGTTCATTTTGAAATTAATATACATGGCGATGCCTTTGTCCGTGCTGAAAGTCTGGAAGAAGCAAGAGAGCTGGCAAAGAACTTGAATGCTCGCGACCTTGCAGAACGTTCGTTTTATGAAGATGCAGCATATGTGGATAGAATCTACAAAGAGATCGGCACCGAAGTCATTGAAAGCCGAATCGGAACGAGAAGAATGTGAGGAGGTGAAGAAGTGAAATGGACATTGTGAGTTTGCTGGTTGTCTGGCTTTCGTGTGGGAGGGAATGTCGTGAAGGAACTCAAGGAACACAATGATTATGTCATGCTTACGAAGTGGTATCTGCGGCGATATGAGCAGCTGAAGTACACGGCCGAGAGCATGCGCAGACAGGCCGAGGAAATACGAGAGGAACTGGCTATGGAAGACGCGGCGGCACTCAAGGAAGAGAGGGAAGCCAAGGCATGATGCTATTGATTTTTGTGGCGGGACTCGTTGCGGGAGGCTCGGCGGCGTTCTTGATTTTCAGCTTGTGTGTGATATCGGGGCGCAGTGAAGACAGGATGATAGAAGGGCTTAGAGATATGAAACAGCAGGAGATGATTGCCAAGGTCGACAAGGTGCTGCGCCATTGGCCGGAGATTGATAAGGGCGTGTTGGACTACCATGCGCAGGAAGGGATGAGTGCTAAGGAGATGGACAGCCTGACCTGCAGGGATGGCTTCACGGTCTTGCGCCCTGAGAAATGGCTGCAGGCTATCTGGGCATCCTACTCGTCGAGTGATGAGCTGCGCCGGATGCTGGTGGATCGCCGGTACAAGAATTGCGAGAGGTATATCAAGACGTCGATGGCGCTCAATATCAGTGAGCGCAGCTACTACGCACTTCTCGATGACTTCCGGATGTCGACGGCTCTGGCGGCGGTGCAGCTGGGGCTTTTGCGCATCTTGTAAAATTTGCAGCAAATTTTTCGCGTCCTTTTTCGTTATACTGAGTATAGCGAGACAACATCGCACTTCTTACTGCCGAAGACCTCGCCGTATGGCGGGGCCTTTTTTGTAGGAAGGTTCCCCCAAGTCCACTCTCTTTTTTGTCTGGTTTTTCGGAGAGTGCGGCTCATTTAGACCGGTCCGGGGCTTCCTCCTCTCTGGGCCGGGTGAAAGAAAGGTAGGTGATACCATGCCAAAGTATGAATGGGGCAAGATTGCCCGGGAGTATATCGAGGGTGTCGTCACGGAGAAGGGCGATATCGAGTATCCGTCTCTCAATGATCTTGTAGCAAAGTACGGCTTCTCCTTGTCGACGGTCGGCCGCCAGTGCAGCCGGGGACAGTGGCCGGTAAAGCGCGAAAGGTTCGCCAACAAGGTGGGCAAGAAACGCGAAAGCAAGAAGGCCGAGACGTTGTCGGACGAGTCGGCACGGTATGACCTTGAATGCTTCAATATTTCGCGTGAGGGTATCGAGAAGGCGAAGGCGATGCTTGCGCAGGCGTCGCGTCCGTCGGATCTTGCGACGCTGGCGAGGGCGCTCAAGGACCTGCAGGCGGTCGCCAAGACGGCCATTGGGGAAACGGGCGCGGGCGGCGATGGGCTGACGATCGAGGTGAAGCTCGATGAAGATTAATGTCACTGTCAGTCCGAAGTGCTTCAATCCGGTCTACCTGCCGTACCTCGATGATACGACGTACATGCAGATCTTCTACGGCGGTTCGTCTTCGGGCAAGAGTTACTTCCTCGCGCAGCGGTGTATCTGGGATATGCTCCACGGCGGGCATAATTATCTGATTGTCCGCAAGGTAGCGAGGACAGTCCGCAAGTCAGTCTATAACGAGATCACGAAGGCCATAAGTTTCTTCAAGGTGGGGAAGCTCTTTGTCGAGAACAAGAGCGAGATGGTCATCACGGGGCCGCAGGGCTTCCAGATCATGTTTGCCGGCCTTGATGACGTTGAGAAGGTCAAGTCCATCACACCGGCCAAGGGCGTCATCACGGACATCTGGATTGAGGAAGCGACGGAGGCCGACTACGGGGATATCAAGCAGCTGCGCAAACGTTTGCGCGGCATCTCGCCGGTCGAGAAGCGCATCATCCTCTCGTTCAACCCGGTCTATCAGACGCACTGGATTTACAAGGAATACTTCGAGGGGCGCTGGGACGGGAGCAAGGCAAGCTACAAGAGTGACATGCTCTCCATCCTCAAGACGACGTACCGCGACAATGTCTTCCTGACAGCGGGCGACCGTCGTGAGCTGGAGAGCGAGAAGGACCCGTACTTCCGTGATGTCTACACGAACGGCAACTGGGGTGTGCTCGGCAAGGTCATCTTCAAGAATTGGCATGTGGAGCGAATTGACTCGAGTAAATTCGACACGTTCCAGAATGGCCTGGACTTCGGCTTTGCGGATGATCCTGCCGCTCTCATCCGCAGCCACTACGATGAGCGCGCAAATACGCTCTACATCATCGATGCGCGGTATCTGCGCGGGCTGACGAATGACTTGCTGGCGGCGGAGGTCGTGAACCTCTGTGGACAGGAAGTCGTGGTCTGTGACTCGGCGGAACCGAAGAGCATTGCAGAGCTTAGGCAGTACGGTGTGACGGCCATCCCTGCGGAGAAGGGAAAGGACAGCGTGAACTTCGGCATCCAGTGGCTGCAGAAGCTCCGCATCGTCGTCAACGAGAATCTGCCGGAGCTTGTCAATGAGCTGACGGTCTACAAGTGGGATGAAGACAAGGATGGCAATGTGCTGCCGCGGCCGGTCGACCGTGACAACCATCTGCTCGATGCCCTGCGCTACTCGCTTTTCCGCGAGATGGGCTGGCATGCATCGGCGGGCGGCAACGTAAGGATGCCCCTGGCGGGCGCAATGTGAGGTGAGAGGGATTGAAGATAACGGATGCAAAGCGGGACAGCATCATCGGCAAACTCAAGCAGGATATCGATGCGGCTAACGCCTACTATGAGGATACGGTCGAGCCCGCGGTGATGGAGCGCTATGCCATCTTCCAGGCGGACAAGGGCTACTATCGCAAGATGTTCCCGCGGCTCTCTAAGCGCTGTGAGATTGTCAGCACGGATGTGCAGGACACGATCGAGAGCACGATGCCGGTGTTAATGAAGACGTTCTTCGGCAGCACGGACGTCGTGACCATCCAAGGTGCGGATGGTACGGATGCAGACTCGGACCGTGCGGAGAAGATGCAGGAGCTCATCAACTACGAGCTGCAGCAGAACAAGTTCTTCATGAAGTTCTATCGCTGGGCGAAGGATGCGCTAATCACGAATCTGGGCATCATCAAGGTGGACTGGGACCGCGAGTACAAGGAAGTTGAGAGGACCATCACGATGGACGCCGAGGCTTATGCGGCCTACCGCCCGCAGGCGGAACAGATGGGCATCCAGGTGGAGAAGGTCGAGGCGAGTCCGACGGGCGGCATCAATGTGACGTACCGGAGCATGGAGCTTGTCAAGAATCAGCCACGCGTCATGAATGTCATGGCCAGCGAATTCCGCTTCTCGCCGGATGCGACGCGGCTGGAGGATGCGGATTTTGTGGCACATCGCAAGATTGTCTCTCTGGATTATCTGCGCATGCAGCAGGAGGCCGGTCTCTATGATCATGTGGAGGAGGTGGCCGAGAAGGCCGTCGCTCCGCACTACACGAATCTTGATATCCAGAACAATGACGATATCGACGAGCAGCCGAACAAGACGGACAGCGGGCGGCAGAAGGTTGAGCTCTATGAGTGCTATGTCAAACTCAATATGAGCGATGACCCGGACGGCCGGCTGGTGCCGATGATTGTGACGGTGTCGAACGGCATCATCCTGCGACTCGAAGAAAATACTTACGAGCGCAATCCGTTCTTCACGCTCTCGCCGCGCGTTGACCCGCATCACATCTGGCCGGAGTCTGGCTTCACGGATCTCATCGCGCAGGTGCAGCACAGCAAGACGGCCATCATCCGGCAGATGATCTACAACATCGCGCAAGGCAATGATAGCAAGATGGCCATTGACCCGGCTGCGCTCGTCGATATCAATGATGTGCTGCAGAATGCGCAGTTCATCCGCGTCAAGGGCAATGTCAATGAGGCCATTCAGCCATTGCCTGCTTCTCAGCTGCAGGGCTGGACCTTCAATATGCTCGAGTACCTTGATACGGTCAAAGAGAACCGCACGGGCATCACGAAGTACAATCAGGGCCTCGACAGCAATAGCCTCAATAAGACCGCGACGGGCATCAGCATCATCACGCAGCAGAGCAACCAGCGCCTCGAGCTCATCGCCCGCATCTTCGCGGAGACGGGGATGACGGAGCTCTTCCGCTTCCTGATCAAGCTGAATCAACTCTTCGTCAATCAGGCGCTCGTCATCCGCTTGACGAATGGGCCGATGCAAATCGACCCAAGCGACCTGGACGGTTCTTTCGATTTGCTCGTTAATGCGGGCATGGGTGCGGGAGCCAAGCAGACGAACCTGCAGAACCTGCAGCTTGTCCGCGAGCTCTCGACGCAGCTGGCAGAGGTCGGTCTCTCGGGGCCACAGCAGTGGTACAACCTCGCCAAGCGCATCATCGAGGAGGTCGGCTTCAAGAATGTCGATGACTTCATCGTGGACCCGTCGCAGATGGCGGCACAGATGCAGCAGGCGGGCGGCCAGGACAGTGGTGCCGAGGACAACAAGACGACGATCCGCTCGGCCATCACGGATGCACCGTGGCAGGTTCAGATGCAGTTCTGGCAGAAGCTTGGCTTCGAGGTCACGCCGGACATGTTCACGGAGCAGACGGCTCAGAAGGTCCTGAGCGGTGCCGCCGATGCACAGGCCAAGGCCGATGCAAGCAGAGGAGGACAGTGGAATGGAGCAGGAATTGGAGCGCAGCCGCCTGATCGCGGCGGGCAGGGAAGCCGAAACTTCGCTGGAGTATCTTCGGCCAATGCTCAGCCGCAAGCGGGCGCAGGCTTTGGAGCGGCTCAGCAAGCCCAGCAATATGGAGCTGGAGCGCAGGCTGGTGGCGGAGCTCCAGGCGTATCAAGCTATTGAGGATGAGTTCGTCCGCGACGTCCAGGCCGGGCGCATTGCGGATCGGCAGCAGGCAGAAGAAGGAGAATGATTATGGGACTTTGGAAAGGATTCAAGCTCTGCGAGGTGCTGGAAGGCAACAAGCGCACGCTCATCACGGTGCTGAGTGAGCAGCTGGCGCTCACGAATCAGGCCCTCGAGGGCATGAGCGAAGAGATGAAAGTCGTCCAGAAGGACCGCAGGAAGCTAGAGGACAGAGTTGGGAAGCTCGAGGCGAGAATCCAGCAGCTCGAGAAACTCGCTGGTGTGCAGGAAGCTGCCGTAGCTGGCCCCGAAGACACAGACGATAAAGGAGAATGAAGATGGAGAACATGGACCAAGTCAATGAACAGTCCACACCCATGATGGACGAGACACAGCAGGCACCGGAGACGGCGGCTGAAGAGAAGGCGAATGAGCAGACGGAGCAGGAGACGCCGGAAAGTACAGAGGACGCTGCAGCCAACGAGGACAGCGAGCCGAATTTCCAGGAGCTCGGCAATATGACTGCTGGCGACCAGCTGGCGTACCTGCGCCAGCACGGCTACCTTGATCATGACACGGATGAGAAGAAGCCTGAGCCAGAGCAGAAAGGGGAGCAGGCAGGACAGACCGAAGAGGCCCCTGCTGAGGATGACCCGGAGTATGAGATCACGGTGGACGGCAAGCCGGTCAAGGTCAAGCTGTCGGAGCTCAAGAACGGCTACCAGCGGCAGGCGGACTATACGCGTAAGACGCAGGCCCTGGCCGATGAGCGCCGACAGGTCGATGCCATGATGGCCGCTCTCAAGGTCAAGCAGGGGACGCAGGAGCCGGAAGCCGACAAGGCCAATCCGGAGACGGGCGTCTCGAGTGACTATAAGGCCGCCGTTGCACAGGCAGAGAAGGATCTCGGTATCGCGCCGGGCGAGTTCAACCAGTTCGACCCGGAGCACAACTTCGCCCTGCAGCGTGTCATCGTCCGCAACTCCCAGCAGCAGGCCTCTCAGCAGGCCAATCAGAGTGCCGTCATCGAGGAGGTGCGCAGCTTCGTAGCGGAGGCGCAGAAAGACCCGATGACGCCGGAAATCGACAACAACTATGATGTTTATCTGTTCAAGCTCGGACAGTCCTCTCCGGAGGGCGCGCAGAAGGCGATGGCCATCGCTCAGGCGAAGCAGCGGTTCTTCAACAATCAGGCTACGACGGCGGATACGAAGATCCTGAAGGAGCACTGGGCGTATGTGCGTTCCGAGTTGATGAAGGCAAAGGCACCGGCGCAGGGGACGCCAACCACTCCCGCGCCGAAGCCGGAGCCGCCCAAGACGGAGACGCCAGGGCAGGCCGCTGGCAAGACGCGCGAGCCATTCAACGCGCGCAAGCTCCGGGGCCTTGATACGAAGCAGCAGATTGCCGCCCTCAGACGGGCGGGTTTCATGTAAGAAGGAGAACGACTATGGCTAGATATACGTATGATGAGCCGACGAACCGTGAAGACCTCACGGACGTCATCACCAATATTTCGCCGACGGATACGCCAATCACGACGATGATCGGCAAGACGAAGGCAAAGGCAACCTATCACGAATTCCCTGAGGATGAGCTGGCGGCGGCTGCCGTGAACGCTCATATCGAGGGCGAGAAGGATGTGGCGGCAGATGCTCCGGCGCGCACGCGCAAGGGCAACCACACGCAGATCATGAAGCGCGGCTACTCGGTCACGGCGACGCAGCAGGCGGTCGATAAGGCCGGCGTTTCGGATGAGCTGGCCTATCAGATGCTCAAGGCAATGAAGGAGCTCGGCAAGGACCTGGAACTCGCCATCACGACGCAGAAGACGGATGCGGCAGGCTCCAAGACGGTAGCGCGCACGTTCGCTGGCATCCCGGGCCTCGTTACGACGAACGCCAAGACGGATACCAAGGTGACGATGAACGTCATCACGGACGCCCTGCAGGCGGCCTGGGAGCACGGCGGCACGCCGTCGAAGCTCATTGTGTCCGGCACGAATAAGCGCGCGGTCTCGGCGCTCACGACGTCGAACACGAAGAACATCGACGCGGCGAAGAAGAAGGTCGTCGAGGCCATCGATGTCGTCGACACGGACTTCGGCCGCATCGAGATTGTCGCCTCGCGCTTCCTCGATGACAAGACGATGTTCGTTCTGGACCCGTCTTATCTTGCGGTTGCATGGCTGCGCCCCTTCACGAAGAAGATGCTGCCGGATGACAGCGACGGCAAGGCTGGCGTAATCACGGGCGAGATGACGCTGGAGCTGCGCGGCGAGTCCGGTCAGGCCATCATCACGATTGGCGCATAAGGATAGTCCAAGAGGGCGGTCTCCCGCCCTCTTTTTAGGAGGTGGGTACAGTGGATGAGAAGGTATATGACCTTACAGATGCCGGCGATACGGAGAAGACGTACTTCGTTCGACATGACGGGCGGGATCATATCGTCAAGGCGGGATGCGATGACGACGTCCTGCAGCAGAATTATGAGGATCGCAAGACGGATGGCTTTGATCCTACGCGCTGCTTCCGCCGCGTGGCGCATATCGACATGGGCACGGTGCGCATCCTGGCTGACGTCCAGCACGATGCAGATGCCAGGGCATATCTCGAGGTCCATGATACCGCCGCCCGCGACCGCATGATAAGGCGCTACCCGGAACTCTTCAAGGCCTGCTCGGGAGGTGTTTGAGATGACGCCGAACGATATCATCCTGGCGGTCCGCATGGCGCCGGAAATCAAGGACATGGATGCGGCGCACTACAGCGACTACGATATCCTGCAGGCGCTCAACGAGGTGGCGGCTTACCTCTACAATACTTTGGCCGAGCAGACGAGCAGCCTGCTGGATAAGCGAGCGGAGCTCCAGAAGGTGGAAGACGATGGTGAGGGCTTCGCCTTGCCGGAGGACTTCCTGCAGATCGTGAGCGCCTACGACGGGGATGCACGCACTATGGAGCCGCAGACGAAGGACGGGGAGCTCACGGAGCACAGCTACCGCATCGTCGGGGCGAAACTCTGCACCAAGAGCAAGGCCGTCACGCTAGTCTACAAGCCATTCTTCGTTGACCTCACTATGGATGACCTCGAGCAGGATATGGACCTGCCGCCTTTCTTCAAGACGCTGATCAAGAAGGCGACAATCCTCATCCTGCAAGGAAGTGGTCAGCAGGATACGGCTGTCATGCAGCTCATCGCGGATGGCGTGGCGAAGGTTGTCGGCAACATGGCGTTCTCACGGATTCCAGATGTGCACAGCTGGGCGGAGGTGGTATAGATGCAGGTGACGGAAGCAATCAATCGCATGAGAGCATCTATGCATGACATATCCAACGAGTATGATGACGCCGCGTGTATTTTTGCTCTCAATACGGCGGTACATGACCTGACAGCGCTTCTTGCTGCGGCGCACTATCCTGATTTGATTGAGGAGAAAGATCTTGCGGAGGGAGATATGGTTCCGGACGGATTCTTCCGGACGTGTGGCTTGTATCCAATCCGTATTACGGGCGGTACGGTACATCTCTTGACAGATGCAGAAAAGGCACATATCCGCTATTATAAGATGCCCGCGGATATGGCACGTACAAGCTCGCTGCCGTTCCGGCTCAGTATCTTGAATAGCCTGGCTATTAAGATTGCCATCAAGATATTGCTCAATGAAAACGAGTTTGATATCTCTCAGGATAGTAGCATCCAGAGCGAGATCGCACAAGCGCTGCAAGCAGGAGTGGGGTGATGCCATGCGTTTGGCAAGCAAGCACGCAAATGTTCAGAATATCCGATATGCCGATTTTTCGGGTGGCCTGAACACGACGGATGCCGTAGAGAATATTGCTGACAACGAATTATCTCAGGCTGTAAATGTCGAGATCTACAAAGGCCAGCTCAAAACGGTTGCCGGTGATAAAGCCGTATACAAGGACACATCGGTAGTATTTGACGGTATTATCTATGACAGTATCGAGGATAAGCTCTTGCTGGTCGATAGCGACCGTAAAGTATATCTGCTTGATGACGGCAAACTCACGAGCAAGGGTATATTGACTGGCGCAGCAGAAGTGCAGTATGCAGCTTGGGAGGATGGTGTTATCATCGCTTCGGGCGGCAAGCTGCAGTATTATCATGGCGGCACGCTTGAAACCATTGCAGACTCGCCTGATGTTTCGCGTGGGTGCTTTATCAAGAATGGCCGCATCTGTACTTTTTATGACGATGTCCTCAAATTTTCGGGTGTCGGAGATGAAACGAATTGGACACAGAAATCCGATGATGCCAGCTCCAGTCAATGGCTACAGGTCGGGTATAAAGATGGCGGTGATATAGTCGGGGTAACGTCACTATCCAGCGATATGCTGATCTTCAAAAACAATCGTCATGCATACCATCTATCCGGATCTTATCCCGATTGGTCCCTATCTGAGATTGGTCGGCAGATTGACTGTAAGACATATCATGCTTGCATCGCGCTTGCCGGCAGCGCCTGCGTACTTGGCGAGACCCGAGTGCAGGCTGTTCTGACGACGAATCGCTACGGCGATATGATGGCGACTGATATCGGGCAAAAGGTCTTTCAGGATATAGAAACCTTACCCGCCAATGTGAGACTGCGGTATATTCCGAGCCTGAATCAAGTATGGATTATCTCAGGCATGGCGTCTTTCCTCTTTTATGATGCAAGCACAGGCGGTTGGTTTAGGCGGAAGTACAATGCCGGAATTGTTGATGCTGTAGAAGCAAATGGGAAAGTCTATATCTTAAAGCTGCACGGCTTATATGTATTGGACGATACGATTCAGGACGATGATGGCAGTGATATGCTTTGGAAATTTCAGCTTAAAACGCTGACATCGAACCATGATATTCTTGTCAAGCATGTATGTGCCGATACGACGCCTTTGCATACCACTTATGCGGATGAATACATACGTGTGGGAAATGTTGTTATAGGCATCAAGCAGCCACAAAGTGCGGACTGGATATATAAAAATAGTGAAACTGTTTATTCAAGCCGGCGGTCTATCGCGGCTACACCGGGCAGGGCCTTCTTTACCAATTCCGAAGATGTGTGCTTTAACTTTGAGAAGATTTATGCAAGCAGTATGCCGCTTGTAGCGCAGGAAGCGCTCAGGAGTGAAACGCGGTGTGTGGATCACGAGAGGAGCGTGAGTACGATGCTCTGGGGTCGTGGTGGCGTGACTATCTTTAATTCAATATCTTATGATGTGGTGGAGGTGTGAGAATGGCAAAGCTAGCGGAGAAGAATATATTGGATTATCGCATTGGCGGTGATACACTCAATGAATTTGCTTTGAAATACATGTCCGAGATGCCGAGAATCTATCAATTTCTCAATAATATCCGGACGCATAATTCTGACGGCAGTGAGCAGGTCGAACCTGAGCCCTATCAGATCAAGGTAGAAGATGATAAATTCTACGTGCGTAATAAGGCGAATGACAACTGGCTGTACCTTTTTGATGTTGCAAAGAATGGTGGCATGCGCTCTGATTCTTTTGGTAAGCAGTCGGCAGGCAGTCTTGCGAGCCGCCCGCAGACAGGCAATACTTCCGGCGATGTGTACTGGGACACAGATAACGGTCGCATATATATGTGGCAGTCTGATGCGTGGCATCTCATTCTAAGCCTGCACGTTGAGGACCTTGTCGGCTACGAGAATGTGCTCACGAAATCTGATCTTGCAGAACCCGCATCCGGCACATTGGCGACTACACCGAACAAGCTGGTACGGCTTAATGCGAATGGCGTCATGCCTGTCAATGTAGCTGGCAATGCAGGACAGCTCGCGGGCGTGAATGTGGAAATCGATAATCTTCAAGATGGCCAGGCGCTCACCTATCGTAGGGCCTCGAATGTGTGGCATAACGAGAATAAGGGTGTTGTCGGTGCTGGCAAAGCCTTGGCGATCAAAGATGGCGATAAGCTTATCGCTGAGTTCTCTGGCGATGAACCCGTCGAATTTGATACACAACGTACGGCGCATAATAATAACGAGGACGCCCACGCTAAAGCCTTTGCGAAGCACAATACGTCCTTAGACGCCCATGCCAATATCTTTCAGAAGGTACAAAGCATTGCGGCGGCGCATATGTATAATTTCTATTATCGTAGCGGCCAGTTCCAGGCTGATTCGACGACGCGCACGGCGCTTGTGTCTCCTACGTATATCCTCGTCAATGTTGGCGGCAATGGCTATGAGTCAAAGGCGGCTATCACATTGGATATTTCCAAAGATGCAGCTTGGGATACGGACGCACAAGAGTGGCAGGCATCGCACGCTTATGCCGTCGGCGATGTAGTCTATCCGACATCCGGGCATACGACATACTACTATCGATGCACAACCGCAGGTACGAGCTCTACTCTTACACCGTCCTTCCCGACGACAATAGGCAGTACGTACAATGACGGCAACGTCGTCTGGGAGTGCCAGCTTGACTACACACAGGCCGTTAACCGTAAGGGGAAAGACTTCTACGTCTATGCCTGCGCCGACGGCGATGCGCTGAAGCTGGTCGTATCGCCGAACAGTACCGTGCCGACAAAGTATACGGCGGATAGTTCGCGCAAACTGGGCGGCTTCCATTGCTTGTGTGCGGACGTCGGTACTATTTCCGGCCACACGCTCTCCGGCTACGTCGCTGGCGATATTCTACCGGCGTCGGTGTGGGACCTCAAGTTCCGCGCGACGGCCGAGAATGAGGGCATGGTATGGGACGGCAGTCAGTGGGTCGATATCTATCTCGACTCTTGGGATGGCTCCAGTCTCGTATCGTCCTACGGCGGCGTTGCTGCTGATGGCGAGAGCACGAAGAAATTCCACGGCGAACTTTTTGTCGAGGAGTTTGCGAAGGTCAAGAAGCACCTGATATCACGTGATCAGTACGTCGCTTTCGCGAAGGGGTCCAATGAGAAAACAAACATCAAAGGCTCAGCTGACGCAAATACGACGGGCGGCCATGTAGACACGGCAGGCAGGCGCATGATCTCGAACATCGGCTGCGAGGACTGCTGCGGCTGGATGTGGCAGTGGACGTCGGATATCAGTGGCCACCCGAACTACTACTCGAACGACAGTAGTGGCGGCCATATGTCGGATATGCAGGGGAGTACCTCGCAGACCACCAGCACAGAAGGTAGCCATTGGCTGATTGGCTACGGATGGCAAGAGGATGGACGCAGTGTTGCCAATATCAACGTTGACGGCTCTACGAACATCTACGGCCATTCTTATGGTGTGCTGACCCGTGCTCTTGTCGGCGGTGACTGGGGCGCCGGGTCGTCGTGCGGCTCGCGCTCGGTCTCTCTGAATCTCTTGTCGTCTCTCCGGTATGACGGCCGCGCGGGGCGGGGCGCGTCTGAGCCGAGGGCCGCTATTCTCTAGTCGCGTGGCCCGGCGGGACGCCGGGTCGCAGGTCGAGCGGCTTGATTTTTTTTTGATTTTATCCACATGTCTGTAATAGTCCATCTGGACTTTTTATAGAGGGCTTATGTACCGCCCGTGCTCTTGTCGGCGGTTCTTGGGGCGACGGGTCGTCGTGCGGCTCACGCTCGGTCAATCTGAATAACTTGTCGTCTAACCGGAATGACGACAACGCGGGGCAGGGCACGTCTGATACGGGAGATAAAAAGCGTCTAGCCAAAATCCCTCGGCTGGGTGCATGAGCCTTGGCATAGCCAAAATACACAACGGGAGACGGGGTGGGCTAGTGTAGCCTATGGCGAACGTCCGCCCCATTAAAGTGAAACTATGAAACGATATGGTAATTTCTTTACAAAAATAGTCGATATAGAGAATCTACAGGAAGCCTACTACAAGGCGTCCAAAGGGAAGCACTGGCAACGGAATGTCCGGATGTATGACGCTGACCCGATGCCGTGGCTGATGAAGCTGAAAGAATCGCTGGAGCAGGGAACCTTTCATACGGCGTCGTACACGACGAAGCAGATTTATGAGCCGAAAGAGCGGACCATCTACATCCTGCCGTTCTATCCCGACCGCATCGTGCATCACGCGGTCATGAACGTGCTGGAGCCGGTCTTTGACAAGCTCATGATCTACGACAGTTATTCATGCCGAAAAGGGAAAGGACAGCACGCGGGGAGCAAGCGATGCATGGATATGGTGCGGCACAACCGTTACTGCCTCAAGTGCGATATCAGCAAATTCTATCCATCCGTGAATCATGAAATCCTAAAGAAGATACTACGCCACAAGCTCAAGGATGAAAGACTTCTGGCTTTGCTGGATGACGTGATTGACAGCACGCATACGGAGACGAACGTGCCAATCGGAAACTACTTGTCGCAATGGTTTGGCAATCTCTACATGAATGAGCTGGACACATACGTCAAACAGCACTGGCATGTCCGTGACTACATACGGTATTGTGACGACTTCTGCTTCTTCTCGAATGACAAGGACGAGCTGCGGAGAATCCGAAATGAGCTGCCAGGCTATCTTGCAGGCACGCTGAAACTGATGCTCAGCAAGTGCCAGCTTTTTCCGACCGCGCAGGGCGTGGACTTTCTCGGCTATAGGCATTTCCCTCGGTACATTCTCGTGCGCAAGAAGACAGCCGCCCGCATCCGCAGGCATCTCCGCGAGACGATGCACCTCTTGAAGCAGGGGCGCATCTCACCGGAGACGGCAAAGGCTAAAGTAGCCAGCGCGAAGGGATGGATACAGCACGCCAACGCCCATCATTATGCGATTGCCAATCATATCGACGAGCTTTGGGACGAGGTAAGCAGCTATGCATAAATTCAGCGATTTCGCCAAAGAGGAAAAGGCGATGGATGGCGACAAAGTGAGCATTAGTGAGCTTTTCAACAAGACCATCGTCGTGCTGGCTTATCGGAAATTCGAGTCGCGGGCGGTCAAAGGAAAGAACTGTATCGAGATTCAATTCAAGCTGGACGACAAGATTGGCGTCACCTTCACGAACAGCGCTGTGCTCGAACGACAGCTGGACACGTTCAAGGACATGATGCCTTTTGAGGCGTCCATCAAGAAAATCCATAACTACTACACGTTCACGTGAGGAGGCATAAGCATGGTAGGATATCCGCATACACTGAATACAAGAGAAGATTATCTGTTTGTGAAAGCAAATTTCCCGAAAGAGAAATGGCAGGGCGATTTTCAGGCCCTGCTTGACAGCATGTACCAGTGGTACAACGTCGGTACGATTGCTGATGAGTCTGCAGGTACAGTAGACGATACACATAAGATTGTCATCGATGAAGACCGCAATACCAGCGCGAAGACCTACTACCAGTACGAGAAAAAGATTGACGAGAACTGCAAGCTCTTGCGGCTGGGGTTCACGGAATCGGAAGTGAAGGCGGCGCTGGCATGATGCGGACTTTTAAAGAATGGAAAGCCTGGTATGAATCCCATGCGGAACCGGCTGATCCTATCGAAGGGGCTTCGCTCTACTTCGAGCCCGCACACGGCTTCTTCTATTACAAGGTTTTCCCGGGCGGGGTGCTGTACATCGACCATTTTGCCACGGATGACTACCAGTATCTGTTCCGAAAAGCAAGGGAGAGGGCGCGGTGCCTAGGGTGCCGCGAGGTGACGACGCAGACGTTCCATCCGGCGAAGGCTTATGCGCGGCTCTCGAAGGCGCATCTGGATTTGAAGTACAGCACGCGCGGGGCCAACGGGAAGTGGTACTGGGCGTTTACGGAGGTTTTGAATGATGTGGAAGGGAATCGAACTTGACTGCTTTGGCATGCCAATCAATCCTATCTTGAAGAGAGGAAGGCCGCGCATGAAGAAGGGTGGCGGCAGTAAGAGCACGACAACGACAAGCAGGGTGATTCCGGGGCAGACTTGGAATGAGGCTTACCTCGAGAATGGGCTCATGGACTATGCGAAGAGCGGCCTAAATGGTGCGGGCGGCATCATGAGCAAGGCGCTGCAGTCTATCGACCGCCAGTACAATCCGGATTGGACGAGGCTGGCGGGGGACTACAACGGCACGATGGGCCGCGTGTCGAGTGGCTACAATGATTTGCTCGCGGGCAATCTGCCAAGCCAGTTTGCGGATGCACGACGCAAGGCACTCAACGATGACCTGCAGGCGACGGTCGGCAGCTCGGTCAACAATCTGGCCGGGCGCGGCGTGATCAACAGCTCGGTCATGAGCAAGGCGCTCGATGATATCTCGGAAGACGCGGCGAGCCAGCTGGCAAAGTCGTACGCGTCGGACCTCGGTACGTACTCGGGCCTGCTTGGCAGTACGGCATCCAACGCAAATCAGGTTCTCGCGGGCAATCAGCTAGCACAGCAGGCGTCAGAGACGCCGACGAACAGTCTGTTTGACTATGCGGCGGCGCTGGCAAATCCGGCGAGCAATATGTACAACACGATGTACTCGGGCCGCATGGGCACGGGCAGTACGTCTACGACGACGAGCGGTGGTAACGGCAACGGCATCTGGTCGACGATCGGCACGCTTGGCACAGCGTTCATCCTCTGCTTCGCGGGGGATACGCTCGTCACGACGCCGGACGGCTATGCAAAGATCCGCGATATCAGGCCGGGGGACATGGTACTCTCGCTGGACGAGGATAATGAAGTCACGCCGAAGCGCGTCGCCTCAATCACGGGCGGCCATCTGCGCGACATTGTGGATGTCTACTTTGGTGACGGCACAACGTGGCACACGACGGCGAGACAGCGCTACTTCGATGGCAAGCACTTCGCCAGCATCGACAGCGCGCATCATCCGCGGGCCGTCGTCTTCCAGGGCAATCCGGTCGAGGTGCTTGGCGTAGAGAGGGACACGGGGCGCAAGGAGCTCGTGTATGATCTGACGCTCGAGGGCCCGGCAGAGCGCAATATCTTCTTTGCCAATGATGTTGCAGCGGAAGGGATGGGTGATTAAATGGTTTCGATGTTCAATCAGCAGGCACCGCTCTCGCTGCTGCAGGCGGCGCAGAATATGGTGCAGGGCCCCGCTGCTACGACTCCACAGGCGCAGCCCGGCTACTTCCGGGCACTGCCGTACCTCATGGCGGAGCAGGGGCTTACGCAGAACAACGGCACGCCGCTCGGCGCGCTGGCGCAGGTCCTTGGCTCGTACTGGATGAAGGGAGCGATGAAGTGATGGCGGGGACAGGAAACAGCTACTGGACGGGCGGCTGGGCCGACGGGAGTCCGAACTTCATGCGGGGCATGCCGGGCACGATTGGCGCGCAGATGAATGGCGGCAACTACGGCCCTGTACAGGCACTCGCGGATATCCTCGGAGCGTACTGGCAGAAGCAGGCGTATGAGGGGGCCATCGGCTATGCCTCGTCGCCGGAGATGAAGCAGGGCCTCGACAAGATGACGGAGCCGGTCTATGAGAAAGTCGATATGCCGCCCGAGCAGTACGGCGACAAGGAGATGCAAGGCGCGGTCCAGTCGATGCAGGTCGGCGGCCAGCTGCCAAACCCGGACTGGCTCCACAAGAACACGCCCGCTTTCGAGCTGACGCCCATCCAGAAGATGGCATCGGGGAGCCAGTCGCTCATCCAGGCCGCGACGGATCTGGCGAACACGGCACAGCAGCCATCCGCGGCGACGAAGGCGAAGCTCCAGTCGCAGTATGATGAATTCGCCAAGAACCAGAAGGAGCATCCAGAGTGGTTCGCGGGCAACACCTACACGGGTGGCGACGAGAAGGCGCGCGTCAAGGCCAACCTCGACTATGCGCAGGGCCGCGCGGAGGCGGACAATGCTTACAGCGCGCGCACGGGCCGCTTCAAGACGGGGCTCGAGCAGTACGGCTACACGGGCAAGGCAAGGGCGGCGTCCTTTCAGGAAGTCAAAGAGCGGGCGGCAGACCTCAAGGCAAAGGCCATGCAGGCGGCGCTGCGCCGCTATGGCGTCCGCGGGGCGCAGATGGCGGAAGGGCTCATCGACTCGGCCATCCAGGACCGCCTCAATGCGTTCGGCGGTGCGACGATGGCACAGGCCCGCGTACCCATCGACAAATTCCTCGCGCAGAATGCGGATAACCTCAACGACCCGAAGGTCTTTATGCAAGCCGGCCGCATGATGACGGACTACAATATCGCCGCCAAGCAGATGGGCCAGCCGGAGTTCGACACGTCGCTTTTGACGCAGCTGCAGAAGATGGGCGAGGTATCTGTCACGAAGTCGAACCAGGGCGGTTACACGAGCTGGGTGGCCGTCAAGAAGAACGGCGGCAGCTTCGGCGTCGACAAGGATGGCAAGCCCGTCTATGCCGTGCCAATCATGAAAGAGGCCAAGACACCAACTTGGAAGGAACAGCAGGATGTTGACCTCAAGAAGGCAGGACTCATCGAAAATATTCGTACACATAAAGCCAATGAAGGCCTGAAAGCAAGAGATCTTGATGAGAAGCACAGGCATAATGTTGTGACGGAGAATAAGCCGACGCGGAGCGGTGGAGGCTCTTCCAAGTCTGGTGGCGGAAGTGGTGGAGCAAATTTCAACTCGAAGAAGGTTGAATCGAAGGTAACAGATATGCTGGCGCAGGGGCAGACGCCGTCGCAGGTCAAAGAGCAGCTTCTGAATGCGGGTATGAGCGAAGAGCAGGCAGATGCCTATCTGCCACCTTCGGCTATTGAATACTACCACAATGTTTGGGGCGATGATGCGCCGGAATGATAGGAGATTGAATCATGGCAGATGAAGCAGTCAATAATTTTCTTGGAACAGACAGCGACCCGTCTGTCCGTGGCTTTTTGGAAGCGACAAAGGACGTGCCGGATTCTGCCGACATGGACCTCAGCGACTCGGATGATGCGGGCGATTCGGGCAGCACGGCGGATGCAGTGGCCAGCGTCATGGCGGGCCTCGGGCAGGACCTGCATGATATCCTGACGCTTGTCGGCGGTGTGCAGCAGGACCAGAGCAAGATGCAGATGGACTATGCAAAGGGCGAGTCACAGACGGTCGGGGATATCGGCGACGCCATTGCGGACCACTACAACAACACGACGTACCACGAAATCCTCAACAATGCGACGGACGACAATGGCAGCATCACGCCGGAGTCAGCGGCGCAGGCGGAGAATGGCGACAACAGCGGAGCAGACCCGTTGCAGACGGAGGAGGAGAATATCCTCGCGCATGTCGGCGACCCATCATATAATCTGAACAATCAGCCGCAGGATACGCTACAGGCGAATCTGCGCCGAGATGTCAATGACTGGGGCAATGACCTCTATCAGGATGCATCGAAGCTGGCAGGTACAGTCTATGATGAGCTCACGGCCACAAGCCTGCAACAGCTCCAACAGCTCGATGACAAGGCGGGGCAGAATCTCTGGGATGTTTACAGCGACGTCGCGCGTCCGGCCGGTATGGTGGCCATGACGCCGCTCGTGCCGGCACAAATCCGAGCCATTGCCGGTGCAGTCTTTGCACCGAAGATGATCTCGGACACGGCAGACCTCTACCTCGGCCACGGCACAGGCGAGGACGGCGGTCAGGGTGAGGGCGGCCTCGGTGCGGTCGTGCAGGGTATGGTCGTGCAGCCGCTTAACCAACTCATTACGGATATCAGTAATCCGGAGCAGCTCGCCGAGGACATCAAGTCACATCCGGCCAATATCTGGGATCGCGTGCTCATGCCGGCCACGTTGGCTGAAGGCGGCTATCACGGTGCGCGTGCCTTGGGCCGCGGGGCGGTTGGCCTGAAGAACCGCGTGCAGAATGTCTGGGAGAAGGCGGACGAGGATGTCGATACGACGCCGCCACCCGTCGAGTCGGCGGAGGATATTGTCCAGGAAGCGGACAATGCGGCTGCGGAGTCGGGCGGCTATGAAACCGGTGACGACGGCACGGTCCACATCGATACGGGCCACGGCGATATCGATGCCTGGATTGATGATGCGGCGGCGCAGTATGATCTTGACCCAGTCATCCTGCACAAGATGGCACAGCAGGAGAGCCGTCACGGTGAGCGCGATTCCAACGTCATGCAGGTGCTCGACAGCACGGGGAGGGCGATGGGTTACGACGATGTAAGCGACCCACGCCAGTCCATCTATGCCGGTGCCAAGTATCTGCGCACGATGCTGGATCAGGACGGCGGCGACTACAACGCGGCTATTCGCGACTACAATGGCGGTGGCGACCCGCAGTACTTAGAGCATGTCATGGGCCAGCCGGACTATCAGCCAACGTCTGGCGGTGAGGGCGGCGGCTACGTCGTGCCTGAGACGGCAGAGTATACGCTCGAACCCGGCGTCAACCACGAAGGCTTCGATGAAGGCACAGAGGCAAAGCTGCGCCTGCTCGACAAATGGTATGCCGAGGAAACGGGCGGCGAGCATCTCGACATCTCGTCGATGCGTGACGGCACGCACAGCGACCCGAATCATGCGGCAGGCAAGGCTGCAGATATTGTCAACGACCGCCTGACAGACCCAGACTTTCGTGCGAAGTTCACGGAGAAATGCCATGAGCTCGGCTTCAAGACCTATGACGAATTCGACCGCTCGAACTGGACGGAGAACACGACGGGCTACAACTTCCACATCTCGGATGATGGCACGCCGCTCTCCAATCTTCGCCGCGGTCGCAGCAGTGACGCAGAGGATTCGTCCTGGCTCGATGACGACAGCTCCAGCAGCTCTGCCGCTGAGCCGGACGAAGAAGGGCCTCTCCGCGATGTTGAGGGCAATCCCATCTATACGGATGACGAGGGCGTGCAGGAGCGCACAGACGAAACTGAGGCCGCCCGCGCGAAGGCTGAGACCGAAGACCTGCAGGAGGCCAATGCACCGGCAAAAATCAAGTGGGGCGAGGGCAAGACGGCGCAGGACGCGCTCGACCTCGACAACTATATCGAATCGCTGGAGCAGGAGCGCCAACGCATGATTGACGAAGAGGTCCGGCTGATGCAGGAGAACCCGGGCGGCAAGGGGGTAGACATCGGCTACACGACGGATGACCGCGGCAACATCAACGGCCGCTGGGCGCAGAGCAACAATCCGCAGTGGTATCAGGATGCCTATAAGCGGCTGGGCCGCAAGCCGACGAAAGCCGACCTTCCCTTCCTCGCCGAAGACCGCCTGCATGACGTCGAGGAATTCGATACGCTCGACCGAGAGCTCAGTCATATGCGCGTCCTGCGCGACTACATGCGCGAACATCCGGAGGAGAGCTTTGACCGCGCTATGGATCAGACGGATGCCGGCACGCTGGTGCAGGGTGAGAAGCAGATAAAGAAAGGTCGGACACGCGAGGAAGAGCTGACTCAGCAGCAAGATGATGCTCGTGTTATCCGCGGCGATGAGGCGCAGCGCAACCTGGCACCGGGGCACATCTATAAACAGGCGAACAAGCTGCGCAAGGTCATGATTCGGGATATAGCGAATCATGATTTTACCAATAAATCGACGGGGATCGTAGCGCGGCTCAGCAAAACCGGGATAAAGAAAATGCTCTCCGCAAGAGCCATTGCGAAATCTATCCGCAATGGGTTCTCTGGCGAAGAGCATATCCAAGCCGTGTCGGAAATCCGACGTCTATTTGAAGATGCAATCCTATCGGAAAGCCATCCCGATATTCATGAAGCAAGAGATATCAAGGCAGTCCAGCGTTTTCGGGTTCGACGTGCCAATGGAAGCATCGCGAAAATCACGGTGAAGCAGTACCACGATGAGAAAATCGGACGCCGCATTTATACCTTAGAACTCGAGGCATTAGAAAAGCCCGAAGGGTTAACGAATGTTCCCGGACAACATTCCCCTTCGAGCTCTGGGCCTCACGTCACAGAACACCTGAGAGCCGGCACCGCAGGCGACCGTGAGGTCCTTACTTCAAGTGTATCGCAGCCTCGGACAAATGTCAACGAGAATCCGCTCGTCCAGGGCGAGTCCAATGCTCCGGTCAAGCTTAAGCCCGGCGAGCGCCCTGCGCCGGTACCGGACCGTGAAGGCCGGCTGCCTACAGCTACACTCGGCCCGAAGAAACCGAAAGGCCATTTCAAGGGCAACCGTGTCACGCGCGAAGAAATCTTCGAGCGCGCGCGGGAGCTCTTCGGCACGGTCCGTACGGGCCGCACGGGGAGAGGGCTCAACGGCCAGTACGACCGTGGCGCGGATGTGGCCCGCACGGCGCAGTATGGTCAGTTCGATACGATGTGGCATGAGATTGGCCACAAGATTGACCTGCTGCTCGGCCTCACGGACAAGGCCGGCCATACGTATGATGCAGAATTCAAGCATGTGCTGGACCGCAAGTATCCGGATGGCTTTCTTAATCACTATCGTTTGGATGAGCTGCAGCCGGAGGGCATCGCGGAATTCCTCAAGGAATACATGCACGACCGCACGGAGGCAAAGGCGGACTTCCCGACGTTCTACGACTTCTGGGAGAAGGAAGTCGGCAAGGACAAGGACCTCGCCGCCCGCGTCAGCGAGATGCGCGAGATGATGGATGTCTACTACAAGCAACCGCTCGGCGCGCAGATTCTCAGCACCATCCACAGCGACAAGCCGCCTACAATCCGCGAGAAGATCCAGAAGGTCCTCGACAATATTATGATCAACTGGGTCGATGATAAGTGGGGCATCAAGAAAGCGGAGCAGATGGTCGAGCAGATTATCGGGCGCAAGCTCAGGCCCGAAGAGTCAGCCTACACCTATGCCCGCATCGCCAAGGATAGAGGCGCCAGCGCGGCCATGCAGCTCCTGACGGGCGAAGATGCTGAGGCCGTGACGAAGGCTCTCAACAAGATTTACGGCGGTGTGCTCAAGAAAGAAGTCACATTCCCGATGGTACTGGAGAAAATCCAGAAGCTCGAAAAATCGAACAAGGATTTCTTGAAAAAGAACAATTTCAAGGATTATCAGGAAGCACTCAGCGCTTATCTGATTGCCCGCCGCTTCATCGAAGTGCATGACCTGAAAGCCAAGGGGCACAGGAACTACCAGATGCCGCGCAGCTATGACGAGTACAAGCGATTCGTCGACAGCGCCCCACAGGGTCTCAAGGATGCGGCGCAGGATATCTACGACCTGAACCGCAATATCTTGGCCATCATGCACCACGAGGGGATGCTCTCGGATAAGCTCTATGCGAAACTGTTGGCGGATCACAAACATTATGTCAGCCTGGCTCGAACCTTTGAGGATGATGCCGGAGCGTCGCAAGGCTTCGGGGCCTCGGACAGCTTTATCAATGTCTCGAACAACATCAAGAAGCTGACAGAAGAGGGTTCGGTGCGCGACGTGAAGGACCCGCTGCAGACCATCCCGCAGAATATCGCGCGGTCGCTCATCGCGGTCGAGCGCAACAAGGTAGCGCAGAAATTCGTGGCGCACTCAGAGCTCTACGGCACGGGCGGCGTCATCGAGAAGGTCAGCGGAAACGCAAAGCCAAAGGACTCGTCTTTTAACGTCTGGCAGCATGGCAAGCAGGTCACGTATGACACGACGCCGGAAATCTATCAAGCGATGCAGAGCTTGAAGCCGGACGGTATGGATAATCTGACGCATCTACTTTTGAAGATGCCATCCAATGTGATGCGCGCGGGCGCAGTCGTCTACAACCCTGCTTTCCTCGCGAAGAACCTCGGGCGCGATCAGCTTACGGCGTATCTGAATTCAAAGTATGGCTACAAGCCTTTCCTTGATATGGCGAAGGGTATGCTGCATCTCCTGCGCAAGGATGATATGTACCATGAATTCGTGACGTCCGGCGCTCTGATGTCGGCCATCACGCAGGACGCGAAGACAATGGTGCCGGAGCTCGCCAAGGCGTATGCCAAGAAGGGCATGCGGAGCAAGATCTTCAAGGCCATCAATCCGGCGGTATCTCTGCCGGCTCTCTCGGAATTCATCGAGCAGAGCACGCGCATGGGCCTTTATGGCCGGGCACGCAAGCACGGCGCGACAATCACAGAGGCGACGATGGAGGCGCGCGAGTCGACGCTCGACTTCGGGCGCGCGGGCCGCATGGGGCGCAAGTGGAACCGCTACATTCCATTCTTCAACGCCGTCATCCAGGACCCCGTCATTTTTATGGAACGCATCCGGGAGAATCCGGCACGCATGATGAAGCGCTCAGCGCCCATGATTATGGGGAGTCTGGCACTCTACGCTATCATCCAGTCGAATGAGCAGACGGCCGCCGAGTATGATGAGATGATGCCCTATGAGAAGAACATGTTCTGGAATGTCCCGGTCCCCAAGTGGGTGTCCAAGACGGGATGGGTCCGCTACCCGAAGCCCTTCGGCCCAGGCTTTCTCTTCGGCTCTCTGCCGGAGCGCATTGCCGACATGGTCAAGGGCAAGGACAAGACTGGCAAAGGCATGAAGGAATGGGCCAAGGGATTCCTTGAAGGATTCAACCCGGTATCCCTGCCGCCTCTCATCCAGGCGGTCTATGAGTGGCAGGCCAACTACAGCTTTTTCCGCGAGCGGTCCATCGTGCCACAGCGTGAGGCGAAGCTACCGGAAGAGCAACAGTATGGCCCGACGACGTCGGAAGTGGCGAAGTTCATCGGCGAGCATTTTGGCCTGTCGCCGCGCAAGGTCGACAACCTCGGCCAGAATCTCGCGGCCGGTGCCTGGACACAAGGCAACAATCTCATCGACACGCTGGCCGGTCGCAAGGGACGCAACCTCAATCCACTCAAGTCATTGACGGTCGACCCGTACAGTGCACCGCAGTCCATCCAAGATTTTTATGATCACATGGATAAGGCCGAGTCCAGCTACTACGGTGAGATGAACACGAAGGGGCATCCTACGGCCAAGACCGAGTACAATCACAAGCTCATGTATCATGCGCAGAAGCAGATGAGCGACCTCAACAAGAAGGAGCGGGTGGCTCTACAGAAGGGCGACCAGGATGCCGTCGATAAGATCAACAAGCAGCAGCTCAAGGTTGCCCGCGATGCGCTGAAGATGTATAAGGAGTAATCACATGGACCATAGCGGTAGACCTCCGCCGATGCCGGGGAAAATGCAGATGGAAGGAACATGGAGATTGGATATGAATCTTTTAGAACGACTGACCAAAATCGAGACGCAGGTGGATGCCCTTGTCACGTCCGTGCAGGAGCTCAAAGAGAAGATTGACGTCTTGACGCCTGACGTCGTCTCGGCAATCGACTCAACGAAGTCCGCGCATCATCGTATCGATGAGTTTAAGCGGGACGTCTGCTGGACAATCGGCATGAGCACAACGCTCGTCGGCATCTTTGCGAGCGTTCTGACATGGGCGCTTGGGAGGTGATGCGTATGCATGTGACAACAGACATGATCGTAGGCACTGGCCTCATCATAGCCCTGCTCGCCGCCATCCTCTTCGGCGGCAGTACAGAGCTCCAGACTACTTTGGGGAGTGGCCTCATCGGCTACCTTGGGCGAACAGCGATCGAGAATAGAAAGGATGATTTGAA